GCGGCGAGGCCGGTCACGGTCACGGACGTGATGGCCTGGCCGCCCCCGGACGCCTGTCCGATGGCGGCGTTGAGCTCGTCCACGGTCTCGGCGGCGATGACGGCCGCGCCTGCCGCGCCCACGTAGGGGAAGTCCTCGTAGTTGCCGGCCATCACTTGCCCACCTTGAAGTGGACGGTGGCGAGCGCTTCGGGGCGGACGACCTTGGCGCCGTACAGGTGCAGGCCCTTGACGATGTCGTCGAAGCCCTTCTCCTTGCGGACGGCTTCGACCTTGGCGATTTGTTCGGCGAACGTGGTGGCGGCGTTGGTGCCGGCGATGATGACGTTGCCTTCGTCGGTGGGCGCGTCGGTGGTGCCGCCGGTGGCGGCGGGCGCGTTGTTGGACTTGAGGATGGTCATGCCGGCGGCTTCGCCGACCACGCCGTTGAGGAGCGTGGAGTGGGCGGCGTCGGTGCCGGAGATGAAGCGGTTGTCCTTGCGCAGCAGGCCGTAGAAGTCGGGGTTGACGATGACCCAGCGGCCGGCGTCGGGGACGTTCTGCTTGTCGAGGGCGGTGGCGAGGTCGACGATCGCGTCGTATGCCTTGGTGGCGGTGGCGCCGTTGATCGGGTCGAGCTTGCTTTTCGCGCCGGCGGCCATGAGTCCGGCGACGTACTGGTCGGCGAGGTCGCGCAGCTGGTAGGCGGCGTCCTGGGAGTAGGCGGCGGTGAGGTTGTTCATCGCCTGGCGCTTCTCGACGTCGTCGATCTCGAACGCGAAGTACTTGGACTGGTCGATGACGAGTTCGCCCGCGTCCTTGTCGGTCGCCTGTTCGATGGCGATGTCGGTGTGCGGCGTGTAGTCGCCGACGGTGATGTGCGCGATGCTGGTGATGTGCACGGTGTCGCCGTAGTTGGCGATGTCGCCCTCGTAGTCGCGGTTCACGGCGGAACCGTAGACGAGGCTTTTCTGGAGTTCGGTGAGGATGTTCGCGCTCCAGATCTCGGGGATGAAGTTGGTGATGGCCATGTCGGGCCGTCCTTTCTGTCAGTCGGTGGCGAGCAGGTCCTTGAGGAGGCCCTTCCTCTGGGCGTCCACGATCTGCTGCGGTGTCATGTGGCGCAGGTCGTCTCGGGTGAGCTGGCCCGCGTGCCGGTCGCCGTCCCGCGTTCCGCTGGGCGGTTGGATGTCCGCCCCATGGGGGGCGTTGGTCTCGGCTTTCCCGAGGTACGGTTTGTCCTTGAGCAGGCCGTCGAGCGCTTCGGTGATGGCCTGCGTGTCGGTGTCGCCGTCGTCGCCGACGGTGAACTGGGACAGGTCGAGGTAGCGCAGCGCGTCCGCCGGGTCGTTCATGCGGCCGGTGGCGGCGGCGCGGATCTCGGCTTTGAGGATTCGCTGGTTCGCGGTCCTCAGCGCCTCGTCCTTGATGGACTGTTCTTTTTTGGCGGCCTCGTATTCGGCCTCCTTGCCCTGCAGGGCGGCGAGCTGCTTCTCGAGCTCGTCGACCTTGTCGGCCTTCCGGTAGGCTTCGTTGAGCTTGGCCTCGAGGTCGCGGTTGACCTTGCGCTGGCCTTCGAACTTGGATTGCCAGTCGGTGCCCGGCTGCGTGGCCGGCTCCTTCGGCTTGTCCTGCTCGTCGGTCTTGTCCTGCTGCTGATCCATGCTTCTTCCTTTCGATTCGGTCGGATCATTGGGTGTATATCTGGCCGTTCGTCGCGAGCCAGCGTCGGTAGCGGCGTTCCACGTCGGCGGCGATGTCGGGGGTGAGCGGCATGCGCGCGTCGTACGGGTTGCGGCCTTCGAGGACGGCCTGCCATTGCAGCGTCGCGGATTGGACGCGTTTCTGGGCGGCCGTGATCGTCTCGCGCCGGCCCTGCCGGTACGTGTTGTCGTGCCGCCACCGTTTGCGTCGGATGTCGGGCACGTCGGCGCGCCAGCCGTTGGGGATGATGTACCCGTTGCGTTTGAGCGCTTCGATGGTCTTGGCGCGGTCGCCGCGGGTGAGCGTGTAGATGGCGTCGGGGGTGAGCCTGCGTTTCAGCGGGCGCCCGTTCTCCTCGGCCATCATGCGCGCCCAGCCGTAGCGGCTCATGCCCTCGCTGGTGGTCATGGCCGTGTATCCGCGGCGCAGGCGCTGCATGCCGCGCCGCGCGTTGACGACCTGGTAGATGTCGGCGCCGTCGCGGATGGCCTGCGCGTTCGCGGGCCCGAACCTGCGGTCCTGCTCCTCGCGGCTCAATGCGCGGAACGCGTCCATCGGGTCGGATACCCACCCTTCTTCCGCGGCCGTGTCCTTCCTGCAGGGCAGGTGGCGGCCGTGGCAGTGCGGGTGGCGCAGGAACCCCTCGTTGAACCGGTACCATTTGCCGGCGAGGATCATGCACCGGTCGCAGCAGGACGCGGATTCGACGCGCACGAACCCGACCTTGGCGCGCAACGCGATGTCCGCCTGCTCGGCCTGCCGGGCCGTGTCCGTCACGGCGAGCGCTGTGAGCATCATGAGCGTGGATTGGCCGGCCTGCAGCGCCTCGGTGATGGGGCGGCCGGTTCTGATGGCGTGCAGGCTCGTGAGGGCTGGCGTCTGGAGGTAGTCGGCGAGGGGGATGCCGCTGGGCGCCCATCCGGCGAAGGCGGTGGGGTCGAGGAACCCGGCGGGGGCGACGTAGTCGCCTTGTTCGGCGAGCGTCATGGGGTTGGCGTCGGCGACGGTCCCGACCGTTTGGGTCTGGATGGCGGCGAGCGTGGCGGCGAGGCGGATGCTGATGGTCTTCCATGTGGCCCGGATGTCACCGGGGTTGACCTGCCTCCATGTTCTGGCCGCCGCGCGGGTCGCCGCCAGCTCCAATGTCGCGAGGCGGTGTTGGCTGTCCGCCAGCGTCTGTGATGTCACCGTCATCGGTGCCGCCTCCTATCCGCAGGGCGTTGTTCAACGCTTCGAGTTCGGGGTCGTGGGCTTCGTCGGTGCGCATGCGCATGATGCGTTCGACCTCGTCGCTGCTTTGGCCCATTTGTTCGGCGATCCATTGGATGGGGAAGCCGAGCTGCTTGTATTTGAGCATCGCGTCGGCCATGAGCGTTTCGGACCGGTATTGCGGGGTCGCGAACTGGACCTTGCTGTCGGCGATGATGTCCGCCTGGTCGGCGTGGCCTTCGATGCGCATGGCGAGCGCGCACATGTCGCGGATGGGGCTTTTGAGGAAGCTGATGCGTTCCATGGTCTTGGACACGAGGCCGGCTTCGGCGACCTCGTAGCCGGTGGCGGGCACTTCGGCGTTGGTGAGGAGGTAGTGGCCGGGGGTTCTGGTCTCGGCGGCGATGTGTTCGACGGCCTTCTCGATGACGGGGATGAACGCGTTGAGGTTGGAGCTGGACCATTCGCCGATGTTGACGTTGTCGCCGGTGAATTGGTAGATGCGTTCGAGGACCTGGTTGTCGAGTTCGATGGGTTTCTCGCCGATCTGTTGGCCGTCCTGGTCGTATACGGGTTCGACGAGGGGGTCGCCGCCCATGATGACGCGGGCGGGCAGGGAGGCGAAGTCGAGGGCGTTGAGCAGGTAGGCCCAGACGATGTTGACGGTGTCCTGCATGCTTTCGACGTGTTCGATGTCGCTGATGGGGCTGTTGTCGAGGAGCATCTGGTTGCGGAATTCGCGCATGGGCACGGTGCCCCACGGGTTGGGTCGCGCGTTGCCGACGTTCCATCCGTACACGTCGGGCGGGGTGCGCTGGTCGGTGAGGTCTTCGAGGCGGCGGCGTTGCATGGCGACGATGGTCGTGGGCGTCATGAGGGTGCCGTATTCCGTGTCGTCGCCCTGTTGGATGAGGAAGCCGGCGGACGGCTGGCCGGTGCGCGGGTCGTAGAGGACGCATGCGCTGTCGGGGTGCTCGAACGTGATGCGCGCCCGGCCGTCCTGGTTGGTGACGAGGATGAAGGCGCGGCCGGTGGCGGTCATCATGAGCGCGGCCTCCTGCAGGCCGCGTTCGAAGTCGTTGCGGTCGAGGCATTTCATGACGTCCGCGCCGAGTTCCACGTCGTCGTAGGGGGTGAAGCCCTTGAAGCGGATGCGTTCGACGGGGGCCTGCGCGACGGGGAGGCACCAGTTGTCGGAGAAGTCGCTGAACCGGTCCGACATGTAGCGGCGGAACTCCTTGGACGCGAAGCGGAGCCGGCCGCGCACGCCGCGCACGTAGTCGGTGTGCTTCGCGATCGCCGGCCTGCGGTACTGGATCTTGTCGGCCATGCGGTTCGCGAGCGCGACGAGTTGCGCTTGGGGTTCCATGGGTCATGTCCTCCTTGTGGATGAGGCGGTGAGCATGTAGTTGCGTCGTTGTTGTCCCCAGCCGGCGGTGCGGGCGTCGCAGGCGGCTTCGTGGGCGAGGATGCTGGTGACGGCGGCGTCTATCTTGCGGTCCTGTTTGGGTTTGCCGAGTCCGTAGCGTTCGAGGGTCTTGGCTATTTTGCGGGCGTTGGTCATGTGGGTGGTGGTGATGGGGCAGCCGTCGTGGGTGATGAGTCCGTTGGCGAGGTCGGCTTCGAAGCGGCGTAGTGCTTCGTAGACGGCGCCGATGCGGGAGCTGCCGCTCATGGTCCATGGCATGTATTTCCTGGGTCCGTATTTGCGGTCCCATGCCTCGATGTCGGATTCCCAGGATACTTCGTCGCGGAATCCGGGGTCGCAGTAGGCGCGTATCACTTTGTAGCGGTGGTTGATTTCGTCCCATGCGGCGTTGACTTCGCCGCGTGGGATCCTGCCGCCCCATGTCTTCGGGTTCCAGATGGTGGGGCGGCGGTCGTCTCCGTATCGGGGGGTGAAGATGAGGCCCTGCAGGGTCTCGGCCTTGATGCATGTCCAGTCGTCGTTTTCGGAGCCGTCGAACCCGCAGCAGATTTCGGTGCCGTCGGGCGGGTTCTCAAGCCATGGCTGGTGTTCCTGCATATGCTTTCGCCCACGCTCCTTCGTCGAGCCATGCGCCCGCGCCTTGGACGAGTCGGTTGCCGAAGAACCGTTCGGCCTGGTTGGGGTCTTTCTTCATCAGGGCGACGGCCTCGGCTTCCACGGAGTCGAGGTTCACCCAGGGCGAGCCCTCGTAGACGACTTCGAGGATGCGGCGGCGTTCGCGTTTGTTGAGGAAGCTGTATGGGGTGCCGTCCTCGCGGCGCAGCCTCGGGTCGAGGTCGGGGTTGCGGTAGAACACGAACACGTCGGGCGCGCCGGATTCGTACACCTGCTGGGCGTACGAGTTTTCGGCCGGGTCCCATGCGTTGGTCCATGCGTGGGTGCGGCCGCCCATGCCGGCGGCGCCGCGTCGTTGCGTGTCGGCCACGTCGATCATGCCGTTCGATTTGGTGTACAGGCCGGCTTCGTCCTGTTCGGCGTCCGATATCGGGTTGCCGAGGCGGCTGCGGGCGGACGAGGTGACGATGTCGATGCGGTCGAGGTCGAGGCCGTCGTCCTCGCCGTCGGTGCCGGGGCGCAGGATGCGGATGAACGTGTCGCGCACCAGGAGCAGGCGTTTCAGCGGGCCGAGTTGGATCATGGCTTTCAGGGGCCGGTAGGCGTTGGCGACCTGGTCCTCGCTGTTGGCGGTCAATTGGATGAGCGGCGATGGGTGGGGTCTGCCTTTCGGCTCGCCCGGCTCGTAGGGGAATTCGAAGCCGCATGGGCACCCCCAGTCGGAGCACCGGTACGCGTCGCCCGCCTTCGCCCAGTCGTCGAAGATGACGGGGCCGGCGGCCTCGTCGGCCACGAACGCGGCCTCGGTCGGCCCCTTGCCGGTCTTCTGCGGTCCCACGGTCAGCGTCTGGCGGTAGGTGAACGCCTGGTTCAGCACCATCGGGTTGTCGACGGTGACCTCCTCCGGGGGCACGTAGGCGGCGTCCTCGCGGATGCGCAGCCGGTTGGCGAGCACCCAGAACTGCCAGTCCGCCAGGCGGAACGGGCGGCCTCGCAGGGGGCCGTCGGGCTGCCGGCAGTGCGCGGTGATCCACGCGTCGTTCAGGTCGCCGAGCGTGGGGAAGTCCACGGTGAACTCGGCTCCCATGTCACACCGCCCTCAGACGGCGCGGATACGCGGTCTCCGGGGTCTCGTCCCGGCGTTCCATGCGCCGGTTCGCCATCTCGTCGGGCGTGATCTGCCAGCCCAGCGCGGCCAGGCCGGCGGCGCTCAGGCCGATGCGGTCCGCGTAGCGGGGGATGAGGCCCCGGTCGGCGGCCGTGGCGGTGTTCTCGCCGGCCAGGACCATGAGCCGGCAGTACATGGCGATGTCCCACACCAGATACGAGTATTGGGGCATGCTCCACGCCCACGCCTGCGGGCTTCTCCACAGTTGCCGCCACAGGGCGAGCTCGCGCTTGCGGAACGAGCGCATGGCCTTCTCGTCCGGGCCGTCCGGCCCGGTGACGCGGTAGCGTTCCAGCGGGAACGCGGGCGGCTTGCCGTCCCAGCCGGTGTTCGGCAGCGACGCCAGCGTGAAGCCGGCGCGCTCCGACGTCCTCGAATGCGGGTCCTTCGCCGGGCCCGAGCGAAGCCTTGCGCCTCCCTGAACCATGATGTGACCTCCATGTAGGGACGAGGGAAGCCTCGCGCTCCTCCCGTCGGTATCGAAGCGCCCTTCACGGGCATGAAAAAGACCGCCCGCAAGGCGGCCTGAAAAAACATGAAGCGCATCGTGTAACCGCGGCCGGCTAACTCTGCCACAAGTCGAATTCGCGGTAGCAGTCGCGAATCGATTTCGTATGGTCGTCGAATATCTTCTCGTCGAACAATCCGTCGAGCGAATCGTGTTCGCCGCTGACCGGCACAAGTGACAGGTCCTTGGCGAACGGTTCGCCGTCGCATACGAACCAGGTGAGGTCGCCGTGCTCGTAGTTGGTGACGAAATACGAACGTCCCTCATAGTCGAAATAGGTCTCGATGTTCGCCTCGCACAACGCTCTGAACCATTCCAGATCGTCGGTGCGGTACGGCTTCTTGTCGTCAGGCTGCTGAGAGCCGGCGTACGCTTCGGGGGTCTCCGCGGTCATCGTCACCTCCGGAATCTGCGGTATTCTCCATTGATCTTGTCGAACAGTCTACGCTCCGAATCCGTCAACGGCCGTGCCGCGCCGCGCCGCGGCTTGTCCCCGGAGTAATCCCAATCATGAACGTGCTCATGGAACGGGCCATGGTCACGGTAGTCGATCTGCGAACGGACCTTGCCGTTCTCCATTATGGAGATGGAGTTTATCTGGCCGCTCTTCGGCTCGATGGTAGCGTAGATGCGGTTCTTGGACATCGTCTCGATAGGGGCCTTGACCGGTTTGCCGTCACGACGCTCCACGAACTTGATGTTGTCGACCTGGAACAGGGTGAGGTACTCGGTGCCGTAAGGTGCGCCGTTGGCTCCTACGCCGCTCGACGAGCCTCTGCCGCCCATGCCTTCATCCTCCCGGTCACGTGGTTGTCGTACCTGATCCAATCGGTGCCGTTCCAATCGAAATCTCGCATTGGCCGCCCGTAGAGCAAGACGAGTCTCGGTTCGAGCCTGCGAAGCGCCTCGCGCATGCCGAGCGTCCACAATCGCGACGCCTCATGGTCGGCCAGCACGCCCACCGTGCTCACGGCGACGACCGAACGGCGCGGCAAGCCGTCGAACGCGAACGAATGGCTCTCCGCGGTGCTCCACTGCAGTGTCGGTATGACGTTCAGGCCGTGCCGCTGCCAGTAGGCGCCTATCAGCCGCGAACGATACACGTTATGGAGTTGCTGTGCGAGGGGCATGTCCCGGTACAGGCTGAAATCCGGGGTGAGCACGCATTGGAACCGCGACAGGACGCGCACGTAGCGTTCGGGATGCCGCCAGACGCGCTCGAACTGGTAGTCGTCCACGAAGAAATGCACGCCTGCGCCGGTGCGGTCGGCCCGCTCCTCGCTTCTCGCGTAGTTGAAGCCGATCAGGTCGTCCGGCACTCGGCGGCAGGGTCCGAGAACGGGGATGCCCCAGTCGCCGGCGAGCGCGACATGGTCGAGCATGGGCAGGTTGTACGCGTTGAACGTGCGGTCTCTTTCTCCCATGGGGCCCCTTCCGGGAATCTTTGAACCCCGCGCACCTTCGAGGCACCTCACCGGCGGTCCTGTCCGCCGGTCTCCGCACCCCCTCCCCCCGGGGTGCCCGCGGGGCGGCGGCGCGTTGGTTTCGGGGTGGTCTTGTGTGGTGTTCGCGTTCGTGCATGCTTGCCCGTCGTGGCGTCGCGCGTCGCGTCGCGTCGTCGCGTGTGTCGCGTCGTCGGGCGTCCGGCGGCGTGGCGTGGCGGCTAGCGCGCCTGATGGAAGCCGCTCGGCTGGGTGCGCGCGGTCTTGCCGTCGTGGCATCGCTTGCACATGCCGCGTCCGAACTTCGGGTCGTTCGGGTCGAGGCGCATGTCGACGAGCTCGACGCGCTCGTATGGATAGTGGTCGGCTATCGTGCTCGGCTTGCCGCACAGCCCCGCGTGGTGGCCGCACCCTCCCAGGGCGGGGTCTCCGGGGCAGGTGCAGTAGGGGTCTCGCGCGAGGACGCGGCGACGGAACGTCTGGTGGCCTCGGGTGTTGTATGGGTTCCTGCCTCGGGTGCGGCGCCGGTCCTGCTGCCTGCGCCGGCACGCGTCGCATTTGCGGGCGGGGGGCTGGATGAGATTGGGGCACCCGGGGGTGGAGCATACCCGCCATCCCATGAACCCACCTCCCGGAACCACTGGCATACATCGGCGTGTCGCACCCTCTCGACTTGCATATCTTTACATACTTTGTTATTATAGATATGTCGGCAAGGAAGACCGGCGACCACAACCCAAGAGCGAAAGGAGGCACGATGGACATTCTGGAGAACATCGACACGGTGCTCAGCATCATCGCCAACGTGATAGCCATCGTCACCGCCGTGACGGTCATCGTCCACAGCCGGGACGAACCGCCCAAGCACGGCAGGAAGTAGCAAGGGTTCCGGCTATCCCAACTAGCCGGAACCCTCTTCTCCAGAATACACATCGCAAACACCATGAGCACAAGAAGACTCATCGCCATCGCCGGACTCGCGTTCGGCATCGCCGGACTCGCCTACGGCATCGCCGGCAAGACGCTGCCCGCAGGCCTGTTCGCCCTCGCCGCCGGCATCATGTGCGTCGCGGCCGGGTGGTCGAAATGACCGTCCACTACCTCAGCCTCACCGAGGTCGCCGAAAAACTCGGCATCACCAAAGGCGCCCTCGCGCAATACAAGCTGCCAGAAGCCGACGTGACCGTCGGCAGGGCACGGGGCTGGAGCGAGACCACGATAGACGAGTGGAACGCCGCCCGCCCCGGACGAGGAGTCGGCGGCGGCCGACCACGCAAGAACAAGACCAGAGACTAGATAGAACCAGCACGGCGCTCGCCGACGGAACGAAAACATCGTCGGCGAGCGCCGTGATTGTGTATGCGGGAAAGTCTGTCGTGCGTCATCCCCGATGCCTTGGCATCGGTAATGACCACTGTAGTTAATGATTGCGGGACAGTGCCGGTTTGTCAAGTCCGTCTGCGTCGTGCGCGTTCGTATCCGGCGAGGCGCGTGTGCGCGGCCCACGTGTCCCAGATGAGGTAGACGGGCCTGCCGGCGTCCTGCGCGACGGGGTGGATGATGCCGCGTTGCCCCCATTTCTTGATGGTGTCCGCCTTGATGTCGATGCCCCACGGTTTGAGCAGCCGGGACAGTTGGGCGGGCGTGCCCTTGACGCCGCGCGCGTGCAACCGCTGCATGGCCAGCGTGTGCAGGTCCTTGATGCGCCACGCCCTGCCGCACCGGGGGCAGGGCACGTACCCACCCGCGATCTCCCGCTCGTCGCAGCGCAGCTCGCGCACGCATTGCGGGCACCAGCCGACCATGCGCGTCCCCTCCGGCGGATACAGCAACAGACGCGCCCGCTCCACGAGATCATGCGCCTCGCCGGCGAGCGCGGCCAGAACCTCCGCGTCGAGCATGTCCAGGTGCGCGCGGTTGGCGAGAACGCCTGCGAGCAGGTCGCGGCCGTCCATGTCGCGCGTGGGGTGCAGGTGGAGCAGACGGACGAGGAGGCGTGCGAATGATGCACTGTCGTCGACCACCTGCCACGCGCCGAGGTTAAGGGGCATGGGCGCGCTGCTCATGCATGCGGGTCCGCCGTCCGCGCGCTCGCCGATGTGGATGGTTTTGGTGGCGAGCTGGTCGAGGGGGCGCCAGAGGTCGCGCAGGCTGGTCAGGTCATGGGTGAGCTGGGTGGGTGTGGTCAAGGCGAAACCCTCCGTCGTTGGGACAGGTGTACGATTGGTGCTTGTCTAGGGCATGCCCTCCGCTCCCGTCCGGGGGTGGAGGGTTTCGCTTTGTCTTGGGAAAAATGCCTTTTAATGCACGCGAATGCAGGTTTTCCGGGGTTTATGCACGCGACTACGTCAATCGAAGAGCGGCGGCTCTTGGAAGTCGGGCCGTTTCGACGGCGTGGGGCCGGGCGTGACGCGTCTGATGATGTCGCGCACCTGCATGACGGGCAATTGGAGCTGGCGGGCGATCTCCGACGGCGTCATCCCGTCCCGATGATGCTTGAGAATCCTCTTGACGGTCAGCCGATTCATTCCACATCCTCCTTTCCGAGCAGGCGGGCGGCGAGCGCCTTGAGGTCTTCCGTGTCGGGTTCGTCGGTCTCGTTGCGGCGCGGGGTGATGGTCAGGTCGAACGCGTCGAGCGCGTAGGCGAGCGCGGTCTTGACGAGTTCGGTGAAGTTGTCGGTGCTCATTGTTGTCCTTTCTTGTCGTGCCAGGCGTATGGGGGGCGTTGGTCGAGGATCCACAGGTGGCGGATGTTGGCGACGTCGACGAGATCGGTTTTCGGCGGGTAGATTTCGACGGCCCACGCGTCGCCGATGGTCTCCTGTTTGACGCGTTGGAGCTCGTCCCATGTGATCCCGTCCTTCCACCGGCCGTTGAGGTCGATGCCGACGCGGTTCACGCTCAGCCGCAGGTACCCGTTGCGGTCGCGGTAGAGCTGGGCGAAGTAGTCGCGTGACCGCCATACCTTGAGCGGCGGGCCGGAACGCGACGCGGCGCGCATGAACCGCTTGTTCTCCTCGGTCACGGGCTGCGGCTTCATGTGCCGGGATAGGACCGGCTGGAGAGTGAGACCGCTCATTCCTCGGCCTCCTTGCCCTTGCCGGCGGGTGCGGTGATCTCGATGATGTGCCAGGTCAGGTGGGTGAGATGGTCGACGAGCATCCCCAGCCAGACGGCAAGACACAGGCCGCTCACGACGGCGAGCGCCCAGGAATGGATCGCGAGCGCGAATCCCGTCCAGAATCCACCCCAGACGATCCACGCGACATCCATCCACGCGCGGCGCAGGTCGGGCCGCTCGCCGCGCATGTAGCGGACATGATTGACGCTTGGTGTGCTCATGATGATTGCTCCTTGCTCTTGTGGATCCTGAGGATGTGCCGGCACGTGCAGCACAATCCCTGCTCGTCGACGCGGCGCGTACGACGCTCGCAACGCGCGCATTGGGGCCACTTGGTCTTCGCACGGGACCGGCAGCGGCCGCACAACCCGTCCTCCCGCTTGACGCACCGGCTACCGCACCGCGAACACGTGGCCGCCACAGTCACCTGCCCGCGCCGCCGGCAGCGCCGACACAAGCCGGTCGCGTTCATGGGACACGACCGGCCGCAGCCCGCGCACTCCATCCGCTCCACACGCGCCGGCATGACCGGCTCCCGACGCCACACGGCCACCTCCGGCTGCTCCACGCACCACGCGACCTCCTGCTCGGTCAGCACATTGGCCGACGGAGACGCGTCGCCCATACCCTTGCCCGCCGACAGCGAATAGACGCCCGCCCCGACCGCATGCGCCGAATTCGGCCGTCTCATCCCCGCCTCCTGCGCGTATAACCATGACGGCGCTCGCCGATGATGTCGTGCAGGATGGCGGCGAGCATGATGGTGGCTCCGATGGCGAGCGCGATGGCGGTGCCGGTGAGGATGCGCATGCCGGTGAGGACGATGGTGATCGTCGGGGTGCTCATGCCTGTGCCTCGCTGTCGGTGTCGGCCTGGTCGGTGTGGCTGGCGGGGGTGATGAGTGTCTGCGCGTGCCGCCAGAAGGCGATGTCGCGGTCGAGGCAGTCGTCGACCCTGTGGCGGGCCGTGTGGTCCTGGTCGAGGTGGTGGCCTTGGGTGGCGAGGAGGGCGCGCACGGTGGTCATGTCCACCGCCCGGTAGTGGAGGAAGCCGATGAGGCTGGTGGCGCCGGCGATGGACACGCGGCTGCAGAATGAGGCGAGGCGGGGCAGGTCGAAGCGTTGGATGTTGGTGCCGGCCGGGTGGAGGCGGTACGTGGCGGCGAGGTCGCGGGTGAAGTCGATGACGTCGCTGGCGAGGTCGTCGGGGTCGAGGCCGCCGAGCAGGCAGTCGTCGATCAGGCCGTTGGCGTAGTGCATGCCGATCGCGCCGGGCTCGAAGATGATGCCCTCGTCCGGCTTGAGGTGGCGGACGCCTGTGAGGCGGGCGGTCTCCTGCGTGCCGTCCATGCTGGTGCATCGCAGCCCGATCTCGAGGAGGTCCGCGGTCGGCTTGATGCCGGTGGTCTCCACGTCGAGCCACAGGAGCATGTCGGGTTTGCGTGTGGGGATGGGTTGACCGCCGACGGTGATCGTGTGGGCGGCGGTGTTGGTGGTGGTCATTTGGTGTCCTTTCGGGGTTTGAGGGCTCGGACGATGGCGGCCGCGATGAGGTTCTTCTCGCGGCTGTTGAAGCCTTGGGGGATGATGATGGTGCGCCCGTCGATGGGGTCGAGCGGGTCGATGAGCAGGCTGACCGTGGTGGGGCCGTCGCCGGTCGGCGCGAAGTCGACCTGGTCGAGGGTGCCGGGCAGGACGCGCACGAGATCGTGCACGGGCAGCGTGGGCGTCCTGTCCGGCGGGTCGTGGTCGAAGCGGTTGTCGCTCATGGCTTAGCCCTCCTTGGGGTCGGGGATTCTTCGTGGCTGTCGGTCGGGCGGCGGGCAGGGCGTGGCCTGGCCGTCGGTGTCGAGCAGCTGCCAGCCGTGCCGGCTCGTGTACACGGGCGCTTCGTGCGGCGGGCGTGGATCCGTGGCCGGGATGAGGTAGCCGAGCGCCTTGGCGCGCTCGATGTGGCTGTGGACCCATCCGTGGCATCCGGTCGTGCCCGTGCCGCACAGGCTGACGAGGTTGCTCGCCTCGTGGAGCTCCGCGCATCCCGCGCCCTGGGAGCGGAGCAGCCGGTGGTGGATGCTCACGCCGGGCCATTGGCCGGGTCTGAGGTACGTCTCGCATAATTGGCATCGGTGCTCGTCGCGTCCGAGCACGAGGGCGCGGGTCTCGCTGCTGGGCTGGCGGCTCATCGTGTGCTCCTCGCGTTGAGCTCGTCGACGATGCGCTGGGCGGTGTCGGCGGCGCTTTCGCCGCTTTTGACGCTGGCCCAGAACTCGCGTTCCCGGCTGTCGGTGAACGTGCCGTCGGGCACTTGGCTGGTGATGTTCTCGGCGATCCAGTCGCGGCTGATGCCGCCCCACTCGTAGCTGCTGGGCTTGTCGGGCTGCCATCGCCGCCATTGGCCCTCCTGGAGCCATTCGGCGAGCGTGGGCACGTCGCGGCGCAGCACGTCGCCCGCGTCCACGGCCCGCCCGTAGCGGACGACGGCCCCGTACAGGGTCGCCGCGTCGGCGTCCTTGAGCGCTTCGGCCAGGGCGGGCGCGATGTCGCTCTTGCGGCCGGTCTTGCCGGGCCATGCGCCGCGCAGGGCCAGGAGCGTGTGCCCGGTGACGAGCCGGTCGGCCTGCTCCGGGCTCGACGCCGGCGCGGGTCCGACGTCCGGTTCGGCCGGTTCGCCGTCCGGGGGGCTTTGGGGGGTTATCGGCTCGGTTAGGGTGGTAGGTATCCGGTTGCTTGAATTTTGCTTCGCCGTGTTGCTTGAAGCATTTGCTTGAGCAATTGCTTGCGTGTTGCTTGAAGCAATTGCTTGCGCGTTTGCTTCGCCCGTGTTGCTTGAAGCGTTTGCCTCGCCCGCCTGCTTGGCGCGTTTGCCGGCCGTCGCGCGCCCGCCCTTGCGGCCCGCGGCGGCGCGTTTCGCGCTCAGCTCCTTGCCTCCCGCGAACTTCCCGAACGGCGGGGCCTCCACGATCCGGTAGCGTCCCGCGCCGTCCGCGCACCACATGCCCGCCTCCGTGAGCTCGCCGGCGAGCGCCGCGAGCCGTTTCTGGGTGGGTGGTTTCTTGGTGAGGCGTGTGACGATGTCCACGCGTTTGAGGGTGAACCATGGGTCGAAGCCTTCGTCGTAGACGTGTTTGCCGATGTAGGAGCACATGAGCGTGTGCACGCCCAATGCTTCGGGGGTGACGGTTTCGATGGGTTGGCTGTCGTAGAGGGCGTCGTCGAGCATCCACCAGGTCATCGCGCTTCCTCCTTGGTTTCGGTGAATCCGCCCGCGAGCGCGGTGTTTTCCTCGTCGGATGCTTCGTATCCGAGTTCGGCGAGCGCGTTGTAGTAGACGCTTGCGGTTTTGAGGCTCATGGTCCAGCCTTTGCCGCGCCAGGTGTCCTTGTCGAGGCGTGCTTCCTGGCGGGAGAGGAGGATGAGGGTGAGTTGGCGGAGTTCCTGGCCGGCTTGGTGGGCGCGTCGGCGTAGCTCCGCTACGTTCGCGGGGCTGTCGAGGTGGTAGAGGTTGTGTTTCACGTCCTTCTTCTCGTCGGGCAGGGGAGTAGCGATGCGCTGGTAGGTGTCGAGCATCTTGTCCCGGAGATTGGCGTCGAGGCCTGTGGGGAGGGTGCCGTCGACGCCGAGGGTTTCGAGGCGGGCGAGCGTGGCGATCGCGTCGCGCATCTGGTGGGCCGCCCATTGGGCGGAGTGCGTGCGGATCCATGTCTCGCGCGTCTCACGGCTCAGCTTGTCGAATTGGGTGACGGGGGCGAGCCGGCGCTGTTCGGCCTCGCGCGCCTGTCTGGCGGCCTCCGCCGCCTTCTTGTCCCGTTCACGGTCGGCCGGGTCCTCGGGCAGGGTGACGGCCATGCCGGCGAGCGCGTGGCCGCCGCCCTTGCACACGCTGATCGTGCAATCGGGGGTGTGGTATTCGGCGTCGAGTTCGTCGTACCAGGTTTCGGCGCTCGTGTCGCCGGCGGCGTTGATGGTCTTGGTGCGGTTGTACGGCAGGTTCCACAGGCTGTCGACGGTCGTGTAACCGAGGTGGCGGTCGGCGGCGAATGCGAGGCAGGCGTCCACCCATGCCTGTTCCTTGCGGTGGCGGCGAGCGGCGGCGAGCGCGTAGTCGAAGCCGGTGGTGCCGGCTTTCTCGGCGAGCGCGGCTTGGGTGTCGGGGTCGTCGGCGAATTCGGCGATCGCGTCCAGGTCGGTCAGGGAGAGTTGGGCGAAGCGCTCGTTGTGGTCGCGCACCGATTGGGGGATGCCGGCGACCTTGAGGCGGCCGCGCACGAAGCTGGTGCTGCGGCCGGTGGCTTCGGCCATGTCCGCGACGGTGGCGCCCAGGTCCAAGAGGCCTTGGTAGCCGTCGGCCTCCTCCAAGGGGGTGAGGTCCGAGCGTTGGCAGTTTTCGACGAGCATGATCTCGCGCTGCTGGCGGGCGGTCAGGTCGCGCACGAGACACGGTGCCATGGTCATGCCGGCCTGGCGGAGGGCGGCGAGGCGGCGGTGGCCGATGACGACCCGGTAGAGGGGCGTGCCGTGTTCGCCGGTGCCGTGCGGGGTGACGAGCAGCGGCTGCTGCAGGCCCTGCGAGCGGATGGAATCGGCGAGCTCGGTCACGTCGCCCACCCGGCGGCGTGGATTGTCCGGATGCGGCTGGAGCTGGGCGAGGGGGATGTGGACGATGATGGGGTCGGTCACTTGGTCGGGTCACTCTCCTTGCAGAAGATTCGCTGGGATGCGGGGTTGGATGGTCGGATGATGCGGGCGGCGCCTCCTGCGCGACTTCTGCCGCTGATGCTCCAATTGCTGGCGGCCGTGCTTGCGTTTCGCCATGATTCGTGTCCTTTCCTCAGAATTCCGGGTCGTCGGTGGGGGCGGGATCCGCTTTGCCCCATGGGTCCGCGTCGTCGTGCGGGTCATGGGGAGGCGCGGCCGGCTCCTGCGGGGGCGCGCCATACGTGGCGCCGCCCGTGTACCCGCCCTGGTATCCGCCTTGCGGGTGGCGGTTGGGGTCGCCGAAGGTGCTGCCGCCGCTCATGCCGTTGCCGGACTGCCGGCGGGTCACCTGGGCGGTCGCGTAGCGCAGGCTGGGCCCGATCTCGTCGACCGTCATCTCCATGACGGTGCGGTGCGTGCCGTCCTGCGCCTCGTAGGAACGCTGCTGGAGACGACCCTGCGCGATCACGCGCATGCCCTTCCTGAGGGACTGTGCGCAATGGTCGGCGAGGTCACGCCACGCGCTGCAGCGGATGAACAGGGCCTGTCCGTCCTCCCATTGGCCGGACTGGCGGTTGAAGACGCGCGGCGTGGACGCGATGGTGAAGCCCGCCACGATCGCGCCCGTGCCGGTGGTGCGCAGTTCGGGGTCGGCGGTGAGGTTGCCGATGATGGTCAGGGTGGTTTCGCCGGCCATCATCGGCTCCTCTGGTCGAGCGTGGCGGCGAGACGGCCGGCCTCGTCACGCGCACGGCACGCCTGGCCGAACGCCTCCCAGTCGCAGGAGGCGAGCATGCGCACGGCGAGATTGCTCAATGCGGCGTAGGCCTCGCCCGTGAGCGCCTGCCACCGGTCCGGCACCGCCGGCGCGTCCTCGGCGTCGCGCACCTGCCGCTGGAAGGAGGCGAGGGTCTCCGCGTCGCCCGCCTCCGGGGCGGTGTCGGCCGGGGTGGCGTCCTGGATGACGGTGCCCATGGGCGAGTCCGTCACGGTCTCCTGGTGAAGGCTTTCGGCCGCGATCCGGTACGCCTTGTCGACGCTGACGGTCGGCTGGTCGTCGAGCACGGTCTCGGCCAGGCCGGAGAGCATCGGATCGTCCGCCTGCTTGCGCTTCCACCGTCGCGCCCGGCCGAGCTCCGTCTTGCTGAGCTCGTTGGCGGGCGATTGGCACAGCTCCTGCGCTGTCGTCATAATTGGTCTCCTATCTGCTAGAGGGTGGTTTGCGGCCGCGCTGGACGGGTCACGGACGCCAAGGAGTCGGCGTCTTCCCGGCCCATCGCTCCCCGCGCACGCGGGCTTCATGCGCGTCCTGTCAGGGTGTGGCGCGTGCCGGGCTGGCGTTGACGCGGCCGCAGTGGACGCCCGCGGAATCGAACCGCGTCCCGGCCGTTGCCCCGCGGGATTGTCCGCGTGATCTTGGCTGGGGGCTAACCTGCTGCGCCCTGGGTGCCCGCCGGGAAAGGAAAGAAAAAGCCGGCGGGCAGGTATTCATTCGCCGTCGCTCGTGTCGAGAAGGACGACGAGCAGCCACGCGAGGGGGATGAGACAGGCGAGCAGCGTGGCGCCGGTGATCGCCCACTGCGGGGTGCCCGTGCCCAGCGGGGAGGGCAGCCGGTCATGGGTCACGGCGAAGCTGAGCATCCAGCCTTCGAGCAGGGTGAGGGCGAGCAGCACGCCGCCCTTCATCGAGGCGGTGAAGTGCTGGGGGAGGTTGTGCCAGCGGCGATTGCGCCGCAGACGGTTCTTGAGCGTGGTGGTCATCGGTGTCTCCTTCATGCTGCGATGGTCTGGGATTGCAGGCCGTTCTCCATGGCCCACCTCACGACTTCCTTGACGGGGTATCGGACCGGCCTGGTGTCGTTGCGGCAGCCGGGGATCTTCGCGCCCAGCTTCACGAACCTCGGACCCTTGCCGCGCGTGCGCATGACCGCGAGCGCGGCCGGGCTCGGCCTGCCCCCGAGGTATTCGCTCACCTGCGCGGCCGTCCAGTATTCGACGCTCATCACGCCACCCCCTTGTCGATAAGTTCGATGAGGTCGAGTAGGACCTCCTGCTCATGCCTGGTGTTGAGATGCATGACCGCTCCGGTCACGGACCGCATGGATGACGGCCCGGCCCCGTTCATCTCGCACCACAGGGCCACCAGCGCCGAATCCGCCTTCTTGAGATAGGCGAGCGCACGCCGCGCAAGGAAACGGATGACCAGAAGCCTCATCACGCCACCCCCTTGGCCGGGGTCTGTGCGGACGGGGCGGCGAGCATGGCGGCGAGCGCCGGCACGACGTCGGGGCTGAGTTCCTTGCGTGGGCCGTGGCCGTCCCTGCCGATGCGGATGGTCACGTGGCCGTCCGTGTGACGGGTCACGGCCAGACGCTCGTCGTCGGGCTCATAGAAGGCGACCAGGCTCGCGAAGCCGCCGGCGCTATGCGACTCGACGTGCGCTTCCGTGCTCACGTTCTCTCCGCACATCACTTCACCCCCTTGCCCGCGAGCGCGGACGACGGCTTCAGCACGAACTCGTCTTCGAGCAGCTCACACGGCCGATAGCCCGTCACAGCGCAAAAATCCTGCAAGTCGGTGAGCGTGAGCGGAATGTCTCCGTTGATGCGTCTTTTGGCTGCCTCGTAGCTCTGGCCTGCACGAGTCGCATAGTCCTTGACCGAGAGATGCAGGGACGTCAGCGACGACTTCATGCGGTCGGCGACAATCTGGTTGAGTTCCGGCATTATGACCTTCCAAGTGTTGAGAATCCGATGGGTTGCGATAGGACGCGATAGAGAGGGGCGGCGGCGCTCGCCGCCCGTGGCCGGGTCAGGCGAGGACGCCGGCCGGGACGACCGGGACCGGCAGGCCGGTCAGCGTCCGCCAGTGGGCGGCGAGCCTCCGGCGGGCCTCCTGCGTCTCGCGCATCGCCTTCCGCAGGTCCCGGTCCCAGTCGCCGGTGCTCATCCCGTCCGGCCTCGCCGTCTCCGTCCAGGTCCCTGCCTTGGTCTCCGTCCTGTCCATCTCCGTCCGTCCTTTCCGTGTCCGTTTGACGATTCTCATTATGCGCTCAATTGAGCGCATGTCAAGTCAAGATAACGCACGGCGTGTTGTCAATTGAACGCAATATGTAGTCATTTGGTCGCGTGGCACATAAATTGAGCGCGTCTAGACGCAATGCCGCATATGATGAAGCCATGGGTAGCAAGAAAATCGAAGTAAGTCGCCTCGGCATCATCGCCAGCACAAACATCCGAGCACAGCTCGGCATCCGCCGCATGTCCAACCGCGAGCTCGCGAGACAGATGGGACGCAGCGAAAGCTACGTCAGGGCCCGCGTCAACAACGAAAAGGAATGGACCCTCAACGACCTCGGAATCATCAGCAACATATGGGGCATCTCACCCAGCCAACTCGTGGTCCCCATGGTGGATTCCTCCGATACCCCGGCCGCGCTCGCCGACACTCGTCGTACCGAGCTTGAGGAGACGGCGCGGCGTGAGAGCGATCTGGCCGCGGCCACGCTCAAGGCGCTGGAGGATGACCCGATGCAGCTGGCGGCCAACGAGGATCCGGACAAGATGCGGTACGTGGAGTCCGGTGATCCCGATGCCGCCGCTTGATTACAGCCACATGCTGTACGGGCCGCTGCGGATGGCCCTGTATTCGCTCGTGCCGGAGCTCACCATTCTCAGCGCTCCCAAGCTCCCCGGCAATCGGATGGGCGTGTACGATGACGTGCGCAAGACCATCCTCATCGACCGACGACTCACCTACACGCAGAAGAGATGCGCGCTTGTCCACGAGCTCGTACACTGGTCTCACGGTGATAACCGGTGCGGGCTCAACGAGCGTCGCACCCGGTTGGAAACCGCGCGCCTCCTCGTGGACGAAGAGGCGTACAAGAAAGCCGAAGCCATGTACGACACCGACATCTGGCAGATCGCAGGCGACCTGAACATCACCATCCAGGTCATCCGCGACTGGCAGGAATGGCGTCGCGCACGGTAAGGCCCAGAGAGAAGAGAAAGCACATGACCACACCCCAACAGACGCCGCAGTATGGACAGATGCTGCCGCAGGCACCCGAGACCACGCCGCAGAACGAACCAACCGCCACCGCCCCTAAGTCCAAATCCCTCCCCATATGGGCCGCGGCCATCGCAGCCGCCGTCGGCCTGATCGTCGGCGCCGCAGTCGGATATCCCCTGGGAAGGTCGGCCGAGGCGAAAGCACAATGGCAGGCGACGCAGACCACCTATCAGAAGCAGCTCGACGAATACAACGGGCTGCTCTCCAAACTCAGGAAGACATCCAAGGCATGCCAGCCGACCGACGCATATTCCCGATACGCCGACTCGCTCGACTACAGCGACGGGACACTTACCCTCACCACAGGGAAATACTCGGCAGGTACAACCCTCGAGTGTGTCGAAGAGAAGATGGACATGCCCTCGACACTGACCAGCCAGATCGGCATGACCAACGCCTTCAACGGCGTACAGAACGCCGACTTCGACGGGTACACCGTCACATGGAGCTTCAACGGCAACAGCGGCCTGAACTTCACCGTCACCCCCAGCGAAGAGAAGCCCCAGAACCCCAACAAATAGCGGATACAACAGCCCTGGCGGCTCATTGGCGAGCGCCGGGGTGGGGGAGGAGCTTGGATGTCAGAAGTATGCCAACGTGCTTGCCAGGTAGGGGCCGTGTTCCTGCGGGGTGAATTCCAGGGCGAGGATGTGGTATTCCGTGTCGTCCGGATCCGGGCCTTCGTCAGTGAAGCCGAATCTGGAGAACAGTTGCATGCTGGGCTTGTTGCGCGGGTCGACTTGGGCCAATACGAGCGGGGTGCGGTTGAAGCGCCATGCGTCGTCGCTGATGTGCATCAGGACCGCGGAGAGCATCAGGTCGCCGAGGTGGGTTCCGCGTGTTTTCAGTGCGGTGGCGATGTAGGCGATCTGATAGACGCCCTCGTGTTCGGGTGTCGTCTCTACTGCCACCCCGTATTCACTGAATCCCACCACGTCGTCCTGAGACCGGTCCGCGCCGGACACGACGAGGAGGGTGCGGGCGATGTCGGACGGTTGCCTGCGCACGTTGAGGCCACGGATATAGCGTTGCGGATCCATGGCCCATTCCGGGCCTCCCGGTTCGCAGCAGACGAAGCGTCTCAGCGCGAACTGGTGGTCACTGGAGCATTCGCGCTCAATGACGAGCTGCAACGCCGTCATGCGAATCGGCTTCCTTCGCCTTGGCCGCGGCCCGGCGGTCCATGTAATGCAGGGCGGCGCGGTGCAGCTTCATCCACTTCGCATCCACCGCGTTGCGGGGTTTTCCGTCGGCGGGCGGCGTGTACACCGGGATGGGCTTCACGCCGGCGTCGGTCATGGTCATGGCCGCCTCCTTTCAAACAGGGTAAAGCGAGTAACTTACACGAAGTTCCGCATTTGTGCAAATCGCCTGTATCTACGATTCTCTTGAAACGCTGGACAGAAAGGGTGTGACGGCATGGCGAACATCGCCAAATACGAGACGTCCAAGGGCGAGCGCCGGTGGATGGTGCGCTACCGCAAGCCGGATGGTTCGCAGACGAAGCGTCGGGGCTTCAAACGCAAGCTGGACGCGGAGCGTTGGGCGGCGGAGCATGTGACGGTCGCGAAGGCCGAGGGCCGCTACGTCGACCCGACCGCCGGCAGGGCCACGGTCGGGTCGTTGTGGCCGGCGTGGGTCGCCGCGAAGAAGACGCGCTGCAAGGCCAGCTACATCGATTCGCTGGAGCGTGAGTGGCGGCACAGGGTCGAACCGCGGTGGGGGAGCCGTGAGCTCGCGTCCATCACGCGCGGCGAGGTGCAGGAGTGGGTGAGTCTGCTTTCCGCCGGCGATGGCGATGGAGCGCCGCCGGTGAGCGCGACCGTCGTGCTCCGGGCCGAGGGCATCCTGAGCGCATTATGCCGGCAGGCCGTGCGCGACAGGCTCATCCCGGCGAATCCGTGCGACGATCTCGAGCTGCCGCGGAAGCGGCGCAAGGAGCACCGGTACCTGACCGCGCCGGAGCTCGTGCGCCTGGCCGACGAGGCGGGGTGGCGTCGCGTCATCGTGCTCACGCTCGGCCTGACCGGAATCCGATGGGGCGAGCTCGTCGGCCTGACCGTCGGCGACGTCGACCTCGAGCATCGTCGCCTGTGGGTGCGGCGCTCCGCCACCGAGGTCAAGGGTGAGCTCGTGGTGGATACGCCGAAGTCCGACCAATGGCGGAAGGTCGTCTATCCCGCGCTGCTCGACGACGATCTGCGCGCCCTGTGCGAGGGGCGGGCGGATGACGCGATCCTGTTCGAGGCGCGGGAAGGCGGGTACCTGCGGCGCACGCACGGGCCGAACTCCACGGCCTCATGGTTCTACTGGGCGCGCAAGAGGGCCGGCATCACGGGCGAGATGACCGTGCACGACCTGCGGCACACGGCCGCCTCCCTCATGGTGGCGAGCGGCGCGAACGTCAAGGCGGTGCAACGTCAGCTCGGGCATGCGAGCGCGTCGATGACCCTGGATGTGTACGCGGATCTCTTCGACGACGACCTCGACGCCGTGGGCGACGCGATGAACGCGCTGCTCTTGCAGAATGTGCCCAAAATGTGCCCAAACGGGGTGGCGAGCGCCGCGTAATCCAAGCGGCAGAAGGGTTTTCTGGTGTGAGGCCGTGGGGTTCGATTCCCCGCGACTCCACCACACGAAAGCGCCGCTCCGAAAGGGGCGGCGCTTTTTCGTTGCGATATTAACGGTTTCCTTTGATTCTCCGAGTGCTCCGCAATGGGGGAGAGCAAGCCAAAATCACTCCCGGAACCTGCCTTTGAGTTGTGCCATATGTGGGGAATGGTGTGGTATCGAGACCTTTCCGACTTTGCAGAGATCGCCGTACAGTAGGCTCAGGAGTCCTGCAGGGCGCTGACGCTGGTGACGTCGCCGACTCCGAAGCCGAGCATGTCGGCGGCGTCGCGCACCATGGCCTCGACTTGGTCGAGGCTGCGAACCTGGGTGAATAGGCCGGGAATTTCGGGGACTTCGACGGCCCACCAGCCGTTCGCGCGTCGGCAGATGGCGGTGGTGTTGACGGGTTCGCTCATTTCATGTTCCTTCGGAAGCAACGTAGGGTGCCTTTGGTGATGATTCCGTTGATCTTCCCGTGTCAAGGGACGGTGGTCTGGGCGTTGCCGGCAGTGACTTTGCTGCGATTGCCGCTCTTGGTCCAGGCGTTTTCGAGGTCGTTGTCCTTGGTGGGCTTGTGGGTTCGCTTTGCGAGCTTTCCCACTCCACATGTGTAGTTCATAGCTATGCACTTTTCAAGTCAAGTGATATTGACTAAACCACGTTCGTGCGTCATCTATCTATGTCTAGGGAGGCCATCCATCGGCCTCATCAACTCAGGGTCAAGTAAAGAATTAAGTAAAGAAAAAGTGTTTCGAATCCGAGTCTTTGGCCAATTCATACACCTCATCTGGGAACTTCGCATACAGTTCCGGATGCGAGTAAGCGATGTCCAATGCGTCCGCGATGGCCGATTCGGGCTCACCGGCTGTAAGCGCGTCCTGCGCGCAGCTCTCGATATCCGTGTCGAGCGTACTGACGATGGACAGGCATCGTTCGGCGAGCTTCATCATTTCCTCCGTCGTCATGATGGCCTCGTCCTCCATCGTTTGGCGTTGCCGGACTTGATATTGATTTTACCGGCATCGGCATTTCTGGTCACGCCTTCACGAATGAACACGATCGGAAGAAATCGGCCGCCATGACTGATGCGGGTGTGCAGCCATCCTAGTGTCCATGCCGCCCGACGACGGATACCGCATCCGGTCGAAGACATTCGACCCGTCCATCGCCGGCAGTCCCTATCTCCATTCCCCGATTATGCTCGGTGAGGAAGAGCCACGAGAATCTTGGCATGATCGTCTCCCCTCCGGTTCTGACAGGGATTGATAACCTTGAATCGGACAAGGACATTGTGTTGGGACTAATGGAGGGAATGAACGAATGAAGCCGTTCAGCGAGTTACGTGAGGCAGCCTCACGGGCCGCGCAGGCCGAAGGCCTTAGCTTGGGGGAACCCGCCGGTGTACATGACGGCGAGCTCATTTTCTACGCCGTCCCGCCTGACTACGAGCCTGGCATGGTATTGGGGCTGCCCCAAGGATTCTTCGTAGACATGGAGACCGGCAGGGCCCGATACTGCACGACGGACGAAAGCGAAATGCTCTGCGACCGTGGATTCCTATACGGGTTGGGTCCCGTCCCCGAATAATCCAAACACCGATTCATCGGTCCGACGTCATCCTCGGATGAAGGCGAGTTCCTCGCGCAAGGCGGGACGGTTCGGATACCGGCGGATGATGAGATCGGCGACGAGTCGCGCCGAATCGGTGTCGAACACGTCGGCGTAGCGGCGCAGCTGCTTCGCGATCTGCCGGTAGACGGCACGGGTGGCGCTCAGCCGCGCCATGCCCGGCCGTGATGCGCCTGCCTTCGGCGCGCGTCCCGCGCCCGACGGCCGGGACAGGTCGGCGGCATCGGCATGGAGCAGCCGCATGACATCGTCCTCGGACAGCGCGCCTTGCGGCATCGCCTCGAGAATCGTCTCGCGCGCCTTGTCCGGGTGCCCGATCGCCATCGTCTTCAGCAACGGCAGCGGGGGATAGACGATGGTCACGCAGTAGGTGAGCGCGTCGTCGGTCAGACGTTCGTCCACGATGAGCTTCTCATATGCGGGATTGCGCCAGCTGCTGCGTCTGACGGCTCTGTACCCGTCGTCGACCGTCGTCATCTCGGGCCGCGACGTGATGCGTTCGGCGATGTCGCGGGCGCAACGGCGGGCGAGACGCCGGGCCTCGTCATGCCATCGCGCGTCATCGGCATCGTCCACGTCGCCGGGACGTTCCGTGGATAGCAGCCGGCGCAGACGGTTCACGTATGCGGCGTCCCTCTTGTCGTTGCCCCTGATGATGTAGTCGCGGTACAGGTCGGCGAGCCGCGCCGAGTCTCCCATACCTTCCGCGCAGCATTCCAGCAGCGTGCGCCATCCATGTGGCAGCAGCTCCGGCAGCAGCCCGTTGTGCATGATGTGCGCGTCGGCTTGGGCGCGATCCGTCACCGTGGCGAGGAACGCTTCGACCGTCTCGCGCGCCTCCCGGAACCGGCGGGCGTTGAACAGCGTGACGACTCGCATCAGCGTGAGCGGAGCCATGTCGGGATGCTCGCGCCAAAGCGCGGCACATCCCTCGTCGTCTCCGGCGAGACGACGTACATCGTAGGCGACCATGAGCATGTAGCGGCGCAGCACGCGGCGCGAGGCGACTAGCGCCTCATGCGGCAGATCGGTGTCATGGTGTTCGCCGAACCGTTCGAGCGCGGTATCGACGACGTCGTACGCCCACATCGTCTTGTCGCCGTGACGGGCGAACGCGGTGGCGGATGCCAGCAGCATGGCCGCGTTGACGGGGTCGTAGAACTGGAGTTCGGGCTCGTATGCGGCCTTCGTGATTTCGCCCAGCGCGATGCTCGCCGTCGCCGAGTCGGCGTATCGGGCGACGTTCTCCATGTAACAGCGGATTTCGCTGGACAGCAGGTCGTTCTCGTTGCATAGCTCGTGCCGCTCATCCTCGACGGAGTTCGTGAACGCGGCCAGTGCCGAGGCGCTGATGGCCAGATTCAGACAGGCGTGTTCCCAATCCGTGGAATGGAGCGCGTTGTCGACGACCGTGTGGAAACCGGCGAGGGCTTCGGCGAGCGTCGGATCATCGGGTCGTGGCGTATCGCCATCCCCGTGGGGAGGATCGAGGGGGGGCATCGAGAGGATCGGGCGGCAACAGCCCGCCGTCCATGTCGTCGAGGGGGATGCCGTCGTCCTGATGATGGACGCCGTGCCGCTGGTGGTAGGCGTCCATGGG